CACCCCGTTGCCGTCGTGGCCGGGAACCCCTTGCCGATCGCCCCACCGGGGTTTGCTTGGTCGGTCATGGCGGGAGATGCCCACAGAGCCATGGCGTATAACTACGGGCTCAAGATCGCCACCGAGAACCCGGTTCCGATAGATCAACCCGATCAACCCGACCATCCTCAGCTTCTGCCAGGTCCTGCCGACAAGGTGCCCAAGTGGATCACCGAATCGGGTGCCTGGCAGTGGGTGGCAGACGACGTGGATTACCCGGACGAGATCGGTTGGCTTCACACCATCGAGGACGAGGACAAGGCTGCGATCACGCTCGGCTGGGCCGACTGGAGTGAGGTGTTCACGCCCAACGCACCGCTGGACGGGAGCGGAAACGTGAGCCCGAATGAGATTGCAGATGCCTACACCGCCATGACGAACCTCTCGGAGGACTCGCCGGGCGGCTGGATCAAGCAAGACGCCGTTGCCCAGCTCGTCACGCCGAAAGGCTGGGCGTGGCGTCACATCGGTACGGGCCTGGTGGCGAGGCAGTGGTTCCTCGACTACGACCCCGACGGGCCGGTTGCCGAGAAGCCCGATCCCAGTGGTCCGAGCGCTGCGAAGCCCCACGAACTTCCGCACTACCTCACATTGACCGGTCAGCTCACCCAGTCAGGATGGAAGGTCGGGGGGGCCAAGGCGAAAGCGGCGGCCACGTTCGGCTACAGCTCATGGGACACGGCATCGGATGCCTGGTCCGTCGACCCCAACTACCTCTACGACAACTGGGGCATGACGCTGGCGGCGGCGTGGAATGCCTACAACGAACTTCACGCCTCCTGGACCACAGCCGGACCCGATCTGACCAAGGTGGCGACACCGAAGGGCTGGAGGTGGCGGTACCTCGGCAGCGGCATAGTCCAGAACCAGTGGTACCTGGAGCGCATCCCTGCCACGAAAGCTCTGCTGCCCCCGGCCTTGGTAGCCTCGGAGCACTTCACCGAGACGGGCGGCTGGTCCTCCGATTCCGTAGAAGCCCAGGCGGCCATCACGATGGGGTATGCGCTAAACGAGTACGACAAGGCGGTGTTCCAAGGCCCGCTCAATGTGGCCCACAAGCTCAAGATGGCGTACAAGAGCCTGGTGCACGAGATGATCGTCACTAGCACCAGCGAGAAGGTTGCTGGCTTCCACCCCAAGACGCCTCCACCGGAGGGCTGGAAGTGGCGGCATGTCAGTACCGGCCTGAACTCCTGGCATTGGTACCTGGAGAAGGAGCTGGAGACCGACCTGGACGCCACACTCGCACCGGGAGGCAGCGCATGAAGTACCTCGGGCTGGACGAGATCAGCGTGTGGCCGTTCGACACGAGTGAGGACGACGACGAGCGGCAACTCGCACGGATCAAGAAGGGCGACTACGAGGGTCATCCCTTCCGGGGGAATCAGTACGTCAAGGTCTCGGGCCAGGTCCGATCCATCACGTCGCACGATGGCGTCGAGATGGTCATGGCCACGCCGGTCAAGGCCCTCAAGAAGTTCCACGGCGATCAGCGTGACTGGAGCGCTACACGGGCGATCACGCCGGAGCGGCGGGAGGCCATCGCCAAGTTCTACGAGGAGGCCCCCGAGGACGCCGTGCCGGATGCAGAGGTTCGGCGGGCCTACGAGGCACTGATCGGCGAGCTGGACAAGCAGTATTCGATCCTGACCGATCAGCTCGGCATCAAGATCGAGTACACCGACGACGACCCGTATGCGAACTACGCCGAGATGCTCGATGACTTCCTTAGCCACAACCGGCTCAAGATTCTGAAGACGGAGGCCACCGGGGGTCACCCGTACCTCACCAACGAACAGAATGACAAGTTCCGGGCGGTGCACGATGCCTTCGGCCACCTCGGGACCGGCCGTGCGTTCGACCGGCACGGTGAGGAGGCCGCCTACCAGGCTCACTTGTCGATGTTCAGCACCGAGGCCGCCAAGGCTGCGGCCACCGAGCTGCGGGGCCAGAACGCCTTCCTGATCCAGCGGGGCTACTTCGGCCCACAGAAGGTGCTGCTACTGCCCGAGGAGCTGCGCAAGCGGCTGGCTGCGCTCGTCCGACTGCTCAAGGCACGGCGGCAGCGACCTGCCATGGCCCAGGCCAGCTCGGACGCAGACAACGCCTACGACGTGACCGGCTCGCACCATGCGTCGCTCGGCCGGGTGTTTCACATCGGCCCCAAGAGCGCCCGTGACCGGCTCCGCAAGGCGATACTGGACCAATGACATCTCGGGCCATGCTCCGTCAACGGTTGCTCGGTGAGACCGAGTTCGCCGACGCCACTGACGACGTGCTCAAGCTCGATGAGGACCGCAGGCTCGTGTTCGGCTGGGCCTACCGAGCGACCAACCCGGACGGCTCGCTGCGCATCGACAAGCAAGGCGACTTCATCGACGACCCGGCCGAGCTGGAGGACATGGCGTACCACTTCGCTCTGGAGTCACGCCTCGGCGACGAGATGCACTACGACGTGCCGGTGGCCGACCTGGTGGAGTCCATGGCCTTCACACCGGAGAAGTTGGCCAAGATGGGCGTGCCCGACGGCACGCTGCCGATGGCCTGGTGGGTCGGCTTCAAGGTCCGGGACGACCGGGTGTGGCAAGAGGTCAAGTCGGGGCGCTACAAGGGCTTCTCGGTCGGCGGTTCGGGGCACCGTGAGTACCTCGACGCCGACGACCTGGCCAAGGGTGACTTCGAGGGTCATCCCTTCCGTGGGAATCAGTACGTCAAGGTGCCGTCACGGGGGAAGACCCCACCGACCGCATCCCACGCACTCAGCCGGGTTACCTCGAAGCCCGGCAGGCCCGTCGAACCGTGGACCAACGATGAGCCGTGGGTGAAGGAGGCCGTGGCGCACTACGACGCCACTGGCGAGCTGACCGAGGCGGTCCTGGATCACCTCGAACTCGTGACCGCAACCAACAAGCGCTACATGGACGCCGGACTCGACACGAAGGGGTACTACACCGACCCCGAGACCGGTGGCTACATCGCTGAGCGCCGCAAGCTCCACGACGAGATCATCGACGAGATCATGGCGGAAGCCGCCAACGTGCCTCGCCAGGCCGAGGTGGCCATGACCGGTGGCCTGCCTGGTGCCGGGAAGTCAACGATGCTCAAGGACCCGAGGGCGGGGCTGCCCAAGGAGCTGTACCTCAACATCAGCAACGACGACCTCAAGGTCATCTTGGCGGAGCGAGCGGGGCTGCCCGATGAGTTCGAGGAGCTTGACTACTTCAAGCCCATGGAGCTGGCCGAGCTGTACCACGAGGAGGCTGCCGACTTGTCCAAGAGGCTCGCTGACGCAGCCAGCGAGGTTGGTGTGAACTTCATCTGGGACATCACCATGAGCAACCCCGGCCAGGTTCACAAGCGGCTCAAGCCGCTCCTCGATGACAACGGCCCGAAGTACAAGCTCCGGTTGTTGTTCATGGACGTGCCGGTGGAGGTGTCGAAGCAGCGGATCAGGAAGCGCTACATGGACTCGCTGTTGACGCCCCTTGGCGGGCGCTATGTGCCCGAGAGCGTGGTCGAGGAGTCACGGGACCCGGTGTATTCGAGCGTGAACCGGCGTGCCTTCGAGGAGGTCAAGCACCTCGCCGATCGAGGCTGGCAGGTGTGGGATGGCACGCAAGGTGGTCGACTGGTGGCGGCGGGATGAGCCTCGAAACCGACCTGCTCGATCTGAAGGGCGACTGGCCAGCGCAGAAGGCGCTCATCCTCTCGTACCCCTTTGTGCGGCACGAGGAAGTGCCCTACTCGGTGCGCCGGAACTGGCAGAACGGCTGGGACGGCTACGCCTTTGAGGTTGATCGGTCACACACGTGGTTTGCCGTGGACGCTGCCAACGACCGGGGTGCCTTCACCCGAGAGCAGTACTACGAGGTGCTCGATGAGTACCGCAAGCAGAAGTTGGCCAAGGGCGAGGCCGTAGGCCACAAGTTCCGGGGCAATCAGCACACCGGGGGCATCGGTGGCGGCGGCCCGAAGAAGACGAAGCAGCGCTCCACCCTCCGGGACCGGTTGCGCAGCCGTCTCTCCCGGCCTCGGCTCGACACGCTCGATGCAGCGAGGTGGGCGGAGCAAGGCCAGTCTCCGGGCAAGGCGGAGGCCAAGGCCGAGCTGGAGGCGTACGGAGGCCGCAAGCCCAAGAAGGGCGAGACCGTGCGGGCCAAGACGGTCGACGAGGCCGTCAAGGCGCTGGCCGAGGGGTACCACGTCGAACTCTCCTCGAAGCGGGAAGTCAGCACGTTGCTGAGCAAGCTCAAGGAGATAGTGGACGACGCCGTGGCCAAGGGCGAGAAGGCCCCCACCTACGACCTGTGCAAGGTGTCGGTGCCGGGGACCAACTTGTTCTGCACCGAATCGAAGGGCATCCCCAGGCTCAAGATGCCGCAGTTCACCACCAAGACGCCGGTCGAGGGGTCTGAGGCCGACAAGCAGCCTCGGGACAACAAGGGCCGGGTCAACCTCGCCGAACAGTTCGTCCAGCACATGGAGTCAAAGGGCATCGACGTGTCCGAGGGGTCCGAGCTGGCGAGCTACCTGAAGGCCACGCAGAATGAGCTGGACGGTGCCAACGTCGCCGGGATGGTGGCGAGCATCAAGGACGGCTCGATGGACCTGGGCTCGGGCTCCATCTTCGTGTCGGCCGACAACTACGTGATCGACGGCCACCACCGTTGGGCGGCTGCCGTGGCGGTGGACCTTGAGGACAACAAGGAAGGCGACATCAAGTTGCCGATACGCCGGGTGAACGCCAGCATCCTCGACGTGCTCGTGGAGGCCAACCAGTTCACCGAGGACTGGGGCATCCCCGGAGTGGGCATCGGGGCGGACCTGAAGAAGCGCACACCGTGCCTCGGTTGCAACGACGAGGCTCGGGATCAGCTCCGGTTCCGCTTGCTCGGCTAGAGCAACACCTGCACGGCGCACACTCGTACGCTGGCCGGGATGGCTCGGGTGTCTCGTCTCCGCAAGGTCCGCTTGCGTCGGGTGTCGCTGGTCGACCGACCCGCTGAGCCCGGTGCCGAAGTGATGATCTTCAAGCGGGATGTGTCCAAGGCCGAACCCGACGGGGGCGACACCCATGTCGACCGGCCGCTCGGTTCGGAGAAGCCCAAGGGCAAAAAGAAGCCGTTTGCAGGGAAGGACGAGCCCACCGACAAGCGGTCCAAGCTGCGCCAGAAGCTCATGGTCGACGGCGAGGAGCCTCCCAAGAAGGACGACCCGAACCCCACCAAGCCCAAGATCACCAAGGGTGACTTCCCCGGACACCCGTTCCGTGGGAACCAGTACGTCAAGGTGGGCGGCGGTGGATCAGGCCCAAGCGGCGAGGCGGGCCACCCCTTCCGGGGCAATCAGCACGTCAAGGGGTTGGGCGGGGACAACGCACCGGACGAGGGGATGCCGGGTTCGGACTGGCGGGACCAGGCGAAGCGCTACAACAAGACCCCGGCCGATTGGTTCAAGGCGTTGGCCGAGGACACTGGCGACGGTGTGCGCAACCAGTACGGCTTCTCGCAGGACGCTTGGCGCAAGCTGACCGGCAACACCGTCGAGGCAGCGGACGCCAACTGGGACACCGACAAGACGGCGATCGCCCTCACGGCAGCATCGTCGGCGGCCAAGCGCAAGGCGCTGAGGGACCGCAAGATGGCCGAGCCACCGAAGCCCGCCAAGCCCAAGCGCAAGAGCCTGTTGGACCGGTTGCTGGGCGAGAAGGCAACGGACCTCAACGACTCCGAGTGGTGGCGCAACAGCACCAACAGCAACATCAACTGGGGCACCCTCGGGGTACGGGACAACCCCGCATGGTGGCAAGAGGGCTACAGGGGCTCGTAGAACAACACTTGGCCCGACGGCCTCTGTACCGTGCAGACCAACACGCATCGAGAGGAATCACGATGACCGGAACCGCAAAGGGCGACTTCGAGGCCCTCGACGATTGGGTCCAGGAGTACATCACCAAGCTGGAGGACGAGATTCTCAAGCACGAGGAGGACCCCGAGCCCGTGACCAAGTTCGATGACAGCGACCTGGAGACCGTCTTCAAGTCGCTCGACCCGGCAGCACAGACGATCGTCAAGAGCCTCTACGGCGAGCTGGCCCAGGCCCGTGCGGTAGCCGAACAGGCCACCGAGGTTGCCAAGGCCGAGCGCCAGGCCCGGATCGACCGGGAGATCACCGACATCGCCAAGGGCCTCTCCGGGCTGGCGATGCCCGAGGCCGAGATTGTCGAGACCCTCAAGGCGGTGCACGGCACCGGGGCCTACGACAAGACCGTCGAGGCGCTCACCAAGGCGTCGACGGCGGTCAAGGAGTCGAGGCTGTTCGAGGAGATCGGCTCGGCCATGCCGGGCGGCGAGATCACCCAGCAGATCGACACCATCGCCAAGAGCCTCCGGGACCAGAACCCGTTGCTCACCAGCGAGGAGGCGTACGTGCAAGCGCTGACGCCGGAGTCGTACGAGCAGTACATCAACAGCCAGCAGGGAGCGTGACGAGATGGCGTACGAAGTTCCTGGCTACAAGATGACCCTTGTTGCCAATGAGGCGCTCACCACGCCGTTCGTCGTGGTCACGCTGCGATCGGACGGTCGCTGCGAGTTGATGGACGTGACCGGGGCCAACAACGACACGCTGCGTCCGGTCGGGGTGCTTCAGGAGAAGACCCCGGCATCGGCGCTGGCAGACGGCACGTTCGGCGCAGTCGAGATCATGGTCTCGGGGATCACCAAGGCCGTAGCTGGCGGCACGGTGACCACCGGGAAGTCGGTCGGTGTCGACACCGCAGGCAAGGTTGTGGAGCGTGGAGCCGCCACTGACTTCCTGTGGGTCATCGGCACCTGCATCGTCGGTGGAGCCGTGAATGAACTCATCACGGTGATGATCGACTGCATGAACCCCCGTCGCAACCAAATCCAGGTCTAAGCCGGATCACCGGAGTAGGAGCACACGATGCCGCAGCCCACACGGAGCGACGTTCACGTCAACGTGCCGCTCACGAACATCTCGGTGGCTTACATCCAGCGAGAAGACCGGTTCATCGCCGACAAGGTGTTCCCGGTTGTCCCGAGCGACAAGCAGTCGAACCGGTACTTCACGTACGACAAGTCGTATTGGTTCCGTACCCAGGCT